TCATTTCGATTATCTCTTTTTGTATGGACGACCACGCTGCTACACCGTATGCAGAAATAAATAGATTGCGTGTATCTAATTGTAATTGCTGGGCTTTTTGCTTTAGAGTGTAAAGTTTAATGGCCTCGGCTTCATACTCTGCCTGAGACTGGAACAGTTTCTTTTTCTTTTTAGCACTGGTTAACTGAGTGATCTGAGCAATGCGACCGAACAGACTGCCGACCTTCTCGGCAACGTCCAGCATTTCGTGTCCACTATCGACGGCCCCTTTAATCCCATTGTAGATGGCTGTCGCACCTGCGATGAGCGTAAAAGGATCCATTTATGCTCTATTCCAATCTCTAATTGCAAGAGCAATACGAATCAAAACAAGGATCAGACCGCCTACTACAGCAGCAAAACCAATCCAACCCTGTAACTCAGTAACCCATAGCGGCATTGTGATAGCACCTGTTGCTATGGTCGAATCAATTACAAGTTTGGCTTCGTCAGCTTCCATGATGTTACTCGTACATAATGTTGATAGTGCCAGCGTCAAAAGTATCTGTGCCGTTGACAGTAGTTATGCGGATTTGAGTAAGTGTGCCGGAAAGAGTTTTTGTAGCCCCAATTTGGGATGTTCCCGCCGAGCTTGAAATCCCCAAAACGCCAGCGCACGCCCATAAATTAGTGGCGAGGTCTAACGCAGTTATTGTCACAGAGCCGTGGACTATAATACCCGCCGAGGGGGCTGCAATTCCAGTTAAACCAAACCCTGTGGTGTAGTTAGCGTTGTTTGTTCCTGTTCCAGAACTTGTTGAAGCCGCGCCCAAGTACCCAGTAATTTCAACCCCGCCAGAATCACCAAGTTGAATTAACTGGGGACTTGTTCCACTCGTACTTACGCCGCTAAACATCACAGTAATACGCTTTACCCAAGACGGTATGCTAGTGAAGTCAACATTAGCAACCGCAGGAGATGCAGGTTGTGATTGTGCTGTAGCAGATGTAATAGCCCCACCTTGGATAGTTTTATTGGTTAACGTCTGTGTAGCAGCAAGAGTTGCAACCGTGTCTGTTGCAGCAGGGAATGTGATTGTATTAGTACCAGCTACAGCAGGAGCGGCAAGCGTAAGTGTTCCAGACGTAGAGCCATTCAACACAGGACTCTTGGCAAGGGTGACCTCACCAGACGCACCTAGCGTGATGTTAACATCAGCCGATGACGGGTTCTGGATAAGCGTTGTCTTTAGAGTTCCAGTCATGTCATCACTCCCACAAGGCTCTTGAGTTCTACTACGTCAGCAGCAGCATCAATGTCTATCTGTAACCCTGCGTACTTGTCTCGGATGAGTTGCCTTGCCGCTTCAGCAGCTACCGCCTCAGACGGGATCGTAGCCTTGATGTCCAGTGGTGCGAACTCGGCAGACCGCGCAGAACGACGCTTCTCATGGGCGATGGTCTTGGCCTTGTCTAAGTTGATCGTGATCATGCGCTATACTCCCACGCATTGCGGAACGTGCGGTCAGATGGAATGTCGGACACATCTACAATCTTGAATGGCTTACCAGCAGGTACGTCTTTGGCAGCGATTTCCTCAATGGTCATCGTTTCAAGGGCTTCTGGAGCGGGGATGAGGATGGATACTCCACCGTCGTCGTTTGGATATATGATGCGGTTCATTGGGTTATCCTTTTAGCGAAATACAGCAACACTAGAAAAATCCGAATCAAGTAAAGCGGCAGCTCCTGTCCTGTGACATGATAATCTAAGTTGCGACACAGTTGGATTTGCTAGTGGGCTTATTCCGAGCAATTTAGTATCAGCAGTAGAAGTTGCACTATTTGTATTAGATATGGTTACGCAGTAATTTACATCAGGCATTGCAGTCGTAAAGTTCACCGTGTAGTCACCCAAACCATTGTCAGCAACGCTCGTAACATTGCCACTACCACGGATAGTACAGAAACCACCCGTGTTGGTCGTGCCGTCAAAGTTCACCCACGCACGGCAGCCGTATGCCGTTACTACCGAGCCGTAGCCGGAGTTGAACTTAAAGTTTCCGCTTGAATCAAACTGCCCAGTAGCAACTCCACCTTCAGTAAAATCAATCGTGTCGGCTGCCGAGAAGAAAATACCCGTGTTGGTGTTGCCAGTCGCAGTAATCGCCGGAAGAGCCGCTGTTCCAGCCGTGAACTCTGCCTGACCAGACGCATTAACACGCATCCGCTCAGTGCCGCCCGTCGAGATGGCTACGATATCTGTGCCGTAGAAAATACCCGTGTTGGCGTCGCCGCCTTGCACTGCTGGAGTAGCAGCGGAGCCATCAACACCAGCGATACCTGTGGTCCCGTTAATAGTTATGGTCATGCCCATGTTCCTACGTTAATAAGTCCTGCGGAGCCAATTGGGTAGATTAAGAAATACGACCCTGCAAGGGTTGAATAAGGGCCAACGGACACTGACGTAGTATATTGCGGAATAAACGTACCGCCAGCGTTAATGGAAACAGTGCCTCTTAATTGCATTGGCCAATTCCAATTAGCGGTTGCACTAGCATTGCCCATAGAAGTTGCTGCGGCTGTGTTTGAAAAAAATGTAAGCGGACCACTGCCCGCACCTGATGTAAAAACACCGGAGAGACCATTGTACACGCCGCCATATAAAATATTGTTAATTGTAGCTGCTCCAGCAAAACTAAGAGACAAACTATGCGCTGTTGCGGTAGCTGTTTTTGAAAAAACAACAACCATTTCAAACGCATAAACTGTGCTTGAGGACAGCGTTACACCAAGCGATGACCCATATATGCCTTGTGCGCTAGTTGATGCTGTCCCTACATAATCAGCGTTTAACCGATAGAACTGAGAGTTAGGAATGACGCCCCTTTGTGTTCCTATTGGTGTGCCATAAATAACAGGAGAGGCGTATTCTAACGTCCCTGCTGTCGTAGTGCCAAGAGTGTCAGTGGTGAGTACAATTGAGGACATCAGAGAACTACCCAACGTGAGCCAGACGAGATCGTAACTACCGCGCCTGAGTTAATGGTTAAAGGGCCAACAGAATTGGCGTTCTTGGTAGAAGCAATCGTGTACGAAGTCGTAATAACTTTTTCGTTCAGGTTGAACACAGCGTCAGAGCCACCGCCCGTAGCGCCGCCGCCAATTGAACCCCAATTACCCGCGCTGTACCCTTCAAAAGTAGACAGCGTTGAGTTGTACCGCATCATGCCGCTAATAGCTTGATCGGTAATTGTCGTAGACGCTACTGTCTGAGACGCGCTGACCGTGTACGTCCCTGCGCCGCCTGTGCCGGTTACAAACGCTGTAATGCGCGTGCCGGCGGTAACACCCGTACCTGTAATCGTCGCGCCGACATACGCCGCGCCTGTAGATACAGATGAAAGGGCAAGTGTTGTACCTGTGATTGACCCGATGCCGGTAAACGACCCTGCGCGTTCAGCCGTCGTGCCTTCAGGAATCTTGAACTGACCCGTGCCGCTACCGTACAAATAGCTGCCGACCGTGATGGAGCCAGATGCGTTAAAAGTGCGTCCAGAGATATCTTTGGTAGCCGAGATAGTCTCAAAAGTCGTCGTGCCGGTAAACGCCGTATTCGGGTCTAATAGCACCGTGCCTGTAGCGGCAGGAAACGTAATAGTATTTGCACCCGCAACAGGGACGGTCTGCAAGTCTACATAGCCAGACGTTGAGCCGTTAATGCGAAGCGATGTGATGCTAGATGCAGGGACACCGGCAATATTGTCATTCGTCCAGATCGTAACGCCTGCCGAGGTCTGCAACACAAACTTATAGTTGCTGCCGGTAGTCAACCAGACTTCGCCCGCGACACGCCCCGCCGAGTCAAGCACAATCGGGTTGGTGTTAGCCGTAGCGCCGGTGCTGTCAGTGTACGAGGCAAGTGGGGTAGTCGTCCCAGCGGCGTAAGTATATAGCAGACCGCCCGTCAACGGATCGCCGTTGTCGTCGAAGAACTGCCAGCCTGCACCGGCTAAAGGGGAAAGAATGACTGCCATAGCCGCACCCTACATTGATTTTCACTATTGCACAAGTTGGTAAGTCGCCGTGAACGCATAGACCGTTGACGTGGTATTCGTAGCGTTAAATCGAAATTCAAGTTGATCATTCGTAATATCAGCCAAGATAGCGCCCTGCGCTGTACCCCCCGCAGTCGTGGTAGCAAACGTGCCTGCGGCTTGGCCAGAAGATGTAAAGTTACTGGCAACAGGAAGCGTCATTTTCAAATTACACGCGCCGATAGCTGTCGCTTGTATCGTGACTTGGCCGCTAACCGTAACCGTATTGTAGACCTGAAAATACTGACAAATTGCGGGTGTGCTAGACGTGATGTTGGTCGTGTTGGTCAATGTTGGTGTGTAGACATCGCTTATAATCGTGTTCAGGTTTTCAAAAAACCGAAACCAAGCACGGGACACTAACCCTGTAGTCGGGTCTGTTAGCGGGACTTGTGTGGTTGGGACGCGGTTTGCATTAGGCACTTGAACCGCTCAACAATAGATTTGCGCCAACAATCGCTATCTTCACAGGATCTGTTCCTGACACCTCATACACCCGGTCGCGCAGTTTATTGGTCATGCCCAGCCGACGCCAGAACGTGCGAGTGCCGTAAGCACCGATAGCACCCATTGACGACCAATGCTCATTTGACCAAGTATGCCCGCCATCGTCCGACCAACGAAGCATGGCTTGTGGGTCATCGCCCTGCCCGTTGTTAAGCCCGACGCCTGTTTCAGCATCAAGTTGAAGGCTGTGTTGGGCTGTACGGACAAGCGTGTTCTGGTCTTGGGGTAGCGCCCGCCACGAGCGAAGCCAACGCTGCGGTTGGTCATCGTCAGAGTAAGTCTCCAAATCAAACGCATAAATGCGTCCATCATTATAATCACCGACAATAACTTGATGGTTGAACGCCATCTGGCAATTGGAACGATGACGGGTATATGCCCCATTTACCCACGCAGCCCGTTCGTGCCAGTTGTCGGTCGCAACATCATACACCCACGTTGCACCGGCGGATGGAAAGATCAGAACGTAGAAGGCGTGGCCGTCCTGTTGGTATGTGTAGCCGATAGCATCCGAGATATCGCCGTACTGTTGAATTTGCCACTCAATAGCGTGCGTTGAGACACGTTGGCCTGTGTAGCCGTTTGTGCGGTAGACGATACCCTCACCGCGTGCATCGCCACCAAGCCAGAACACGCCGTTGTCCAGTTTGGCAACCGAGTATGCAGCTACGCACCCGATTTCGTTGTAAGCGCCCTGAATACGGGTTAACGGAAAGCCCGCATTGCCCGCGTCGTACCAGACTTCGACCGAGTTCGTACCAAACAGCCATGCCTCGCGGTGGTCGATGATAAGCGAGACAAGGCCGTCGGGCGAACCTTCAGCACTGGCGAAATCAAGCGGATCTACAGACGATCCATCAAGAAGCACCGTTGTCCATACGCGCTGTGAGTTAGGCTCGTTGAAGACAAAATACCCATCCAGATACCCGACCGTAACCGCGCCGGGGAAATCAGGATCTGTAATCGGCGCAAAAATCAACGTCGTCATGTTGAAGATGTAGCCATCAGGGTTGGAAGCGATAAACAATTGCGTCCCGTTATCCGCCATCGACACTTGACCCGTGCCGCTCACATAGCCGTAATTCTCTACGTTATAGCTGGTGTCAATCCGGTAGAACGCATTGCCTGATATAACGTAGGCGTACAGTCCGTTAGGGTCAGGCGACCACAATCCTCGAATAGGCCCAGTACCGAGAGTTGCAAGCAGACGAAGACCTGGTGCGCGGTTCAAGAACCCTGCTGTCTTGCCCGCTTGAGGTGTAGACTCTGGAAACAAATTAACCATGCGGCTGTCAGCAGCGTTAACACTGCGGGCGACATAGCTTTGGCCTAAGATAGGTGTTTGCATCAATAGTTGCCCGCAAAGATGTTAAACCGCTGACGAGTTCCGACAATTGCGTATGGAATAGACATGACATCATCAGGGTTATTAATGCGCTTCAGATTGCGCTTAGATGTCATTGCGATGCGCTGAACTTGCGGCGAAGGTTCTACGCCAAACTCGGCCGCAATTTCACAGGCGAGATTGTACTTGAACGCTCTAAGATAGCCCGGCGGGAAAGCAAGAGTGGTGGATAGCAACGCGGGCTTTGTTAACTCTTCAACAGAAATGAAATGCCACTCAAGCACCTTGGTAGGCTTGGGGTACACATACATCTCAATGTTGGGGTAGCTCATGTTAACCCAGATCACTTGCGGGTATGTGCTAGTGACTGTTTTAACCGCAATACCGTCGTATTGCTGTTGATTGATAATCTTGATGCCGTAAGAGATGCCTGACGCCGTGTCGATGAAGTATGTGGCGTCATCCAGAAGTATCGGACGGTTGCCAACAAAATCACCGGAAGGGCCAAGTGTGCGGCTAAGGACGTTAGGCGGCCAATCAAAAACTTGGTCTTGCGTAGAAAAGACAGCCAGACGTTCTGTATTCCACGAATCAATCATTTGATTGAGCGCGGCAAGAGCATCCTGAGACGCCGCCGCAGAAGGTGTTTCGGCTTCTGCAAGCTGACCAATAAGCCGCAAAGCGCTGTTAATTTGATCTCCTGCGGTAGTCGTCATGGTGGCTCCTTATGCCTCGTCTGGCTTACGACGACGACGTACTTCTAACTCATTTGTAGTCTGGTTATCAACTGGTTTATCTTTAGCGCGAACCCAGCCATGTTCTTTATCGTGTTGAATTTCCATTTCGGAAATAGCAATTTTTCTGCCGTGTACCGGATGCTCAAGAATGACGTTCATTTTTTGCCCTTTGAAATTGGGGCGGGAATTACCCCGCCCCGTTTTTATTACGAGATCGCGTAGAGCGCCCAAGCCCCATCGCTCGTTTTACGAGCGCGGAATGAACGAACTGTACCGGCAGTCGCCGCAACGGTCATAAGACCCTGCGAGCCAGACGAACCAATCGACCAACCTGTGTTGGTTGTTACCGTAATAACGCCAGAGCCCGTGACGTTAATGATACGGAAATCGAAAGTTGAACCGGCTTTAGAGTTGGTCAACGTATTGTCAAGGGTCGTTGCGAGCGGAAGCGTATATGCTGCCGTCGTTGTTGGCGAACCAAGAACAATGCCGTTGATCAACTGAGTTACCGTCAAAGTCGCGCTGTCTACCGCAGTGGCCGGAACCGATATAGCAGACATTTTAACTTCATCAAGATTGCCATCATTAAACTGATAGCCGCCGCCTACAGAAGGAAGAGCCATAGTAATTCTCCACAAGAAAGAAGGAAAAACTCAGGGCGTTATGCCCTGAGTTAAAAATTAACCCCAGATACGAGCGGCCATAGGCGCACGAATCACGGAGTAGCCATACAGCACGTCAATACGGCAAGGCATACGGTCATTGTTGATGTCGTACTGACGAACAATACGCA